TCGATGTCTTTTCGTTTTGCCAGGTCTTTCTCAATAAGCTGCACCCCGTGATGATTAATGATATAATAATCATGTGGCTGGTCTAGCAGGTCAAGGCGTTTTTGTCTTGGTCCATGGAGAACTGCCGATGTTATCAGTGGGAACGATTCAAATATTGCTCTCTCCCACACGTCCCACAGGGTTGAGAGAGGGGCCACAATAAGGACTTTGTTTACTCTCCTGGTTCTTTTCAGGTAGTCTGCTGCCCACAGCGCTGAGTTTGTCTTACCAGTACGTGGTGCAGAATGACAGTGAGATCGTGGGTTTAGGGTAAAAAACTCTGCTGTGTCCTCTTGGTACCACCTTGGAGTGAACCTCCCAGGCCATGAGTACTGTGACCGGATGGGTGACGGTGTTTTTACCCCCATGTTGTTAAGTACCCGAGCAGCCTCCAGGGTGTAAGGAACTGCGCAGAAGTTCTGCCCTTTGACCTTGGCCTCTTTTAGATCAGGGAATAATGCTCTGAGCTTACCCAGAGCTTCTGTCTGGACGACTATGTGGTTGTTTATTATTCTGGGGGTCACTCGGATTCTTCTCCTGAGCAGTCGGGGCACGACATCGTAACGGGCATCCCGTCCATATCTATCTCATCGTCATCCAACAGTCCACCATACCCGTTGCAGGTCTCACAAGAGTCTTCGTCAGTTCGCTCTATAAAAGGTACCCACGTCATACTATTTCTCCTTATTTATTATTCTGGGGGTCATATCTTATCTACCATGGCTATACATTTCCCAAGATCTTAATTAGGTATTGGGCCTGCCACCTTGCATCCGCCAAAGCGTTGTGCTTAACCCCTTTGTCTTCTAGCTCGATGGGGGGGTGCATGGCCTTAACTGTTCTGAAACATCTGTCGTTCCTATAATGCCATGGTACAGTAAGCCCAAGTCTCTCATATGCTGATCGTAACCACACATTGTCTGCTGTTGCGCCATTCCCCCACATATTTGATCCTGCCGGAACCCACGCCGAAAAAAGGTTAAGCACTAGTTGGATGCTATTACCAGGACGTTCAAACTCTGCCCCAGCCTCATTGCTCTGACCCATCCACCACAGTACGGTTGAGGGGTCAATAACACCTCCAGCATCTACTGAAGATTGTAGGTCCACTGTATAGTAGAAGCTTTTCCCTAGGATGCCCTTCTCTAGGTCAAACACCACGGCGCCTATGGCTATTATAGCCGCGTTGTTATTTACGCCCATTGTCTCCAGATCTAGCATTACTTCTGGCATAGTTGTCTCCTGAACTGTTGAGTCTTAAACTGTCTAGCGCTCCACATCCAAGTCGGAAGAGCAGACTACCTGTAATTCTTCCAGCTTGAACCTGCTTACTCTGGTCCTGCGTTTTCCAAGGACCGTCACGTTGTCAGCAATAACTTCTTTCCACTCTTTCGACGTAAGGACATGCCCTCCAGGAGCAACTGCATGGAAAGTGTCTGTGTTTGTGTCTGTATTCCTACTCCTGGAGTACTTTGGCATCTAATTAGCCTTAGGATTCTTCCAATGCCGCCATGGGCAGGTGTGTGTTGTTTCTGAGGAACACAGCATCCCATCAAAGCATACTACGCCTCCATCGTGGCCAAAATGTGAAAAATATCTTGGTATCCACCCTTGCGCATTGCTGTCTCTCACAAGAACCAAGTCATCTTTCTTTGGTGTCCGTAGAGCTTCTTCCTCTGGCAATTTCCAATGGCTCCATTGAGTGGTTTTTGTTTCTGTCCAGTGTGTACCTCCGTCAGAAAAACAGCAAATAGACCCATCACTGGCGAAGTGAGAGAAATGTCTTTTGAGCCACTCCCTACCAGAACCCTTAAAGTCACATACCAACACAGGCGTATCAGCTGCCAGGTCAGGAAGGTCGGTAACTTTCTCAATAGTACCATCATTAAGTACTCTGTGGAGAGAGTCTTCCCAGTCCCCACTGAACCATGAGAAGTCTAGTGTGTTGTTTAGCGGACGGGGGCTGGTACCATTCCATTCATCCTTGGATTTCGAAGGCATCACTAAGTACCCCCACCACGATCCAATTTTGTCTTTAGCCACATACTTCATCTTTCTTGATATCTGTAGTTTCATTCGTTTTCTCCATATGTATTTTTAAGTGTATCCAGCCCACATACGTGCTGTCTTAGCAATAAGCTTAATGTGTTCTAGCCATGTGGCGAACTCAGCCAGGCTCTCAGGACCATCAACAACAGTAACATATCCACCAGAGCACTTAATAGCATTGATCTGGTGCTGCTGAAATCCAGAAGGTTTTTTGCCCTTGGCCTTGGCCTCTACTGCCCAAAAATATCCTTGGTAATGCCCATGGAAATCTGGAATACCAGATACTCCAAACTGAGCTTTTACTGGCATAGTGTACCACCCCTCAGCATCTTCTGGGAACCCCGCCCCGCCTTTTCCTGATCCTGCTTTTGCCGCAGGGTAAATTTTATATTTTTCCAGGAGTTTTTTTATCTGGTCTTTTACTTTTCCTTCTGGGGTGCTCATTGGTTTTCTCCACTTATTAATACTGTTCTACAGACAACTACTGTCCGTGCCTCATGGCGATTATTTTTGGAAAATTAAGCGTGTCAAATTCTGCATCTCTTATCACTCCAACAATTTCTTCGTATGTTGGAAATTCATTCACATCGAAAAGTCTGTCTACCCTCTGGCTTGCTGTCATTGGCCCGTTGTCTGTAGAACAAGGCGTTTTAGTGGAGCCCGAGCATGCCTGTCTTTCAATATATGTTTCGTGTTTTCTGTTACTCATTAATGTCAATCTCCTTCAGTGGTTAAAGTGCTCGTGCCAACTAAACTTTTTCCGTTATCAATCATTCCAATGTTTCGTGGAAATACTAAATCTGTCACCGTGACCATGATGTTTTTCAGCTACACATTTTGATATCTTTTCCAGATGTTTTTCAATCTTAACCAGCGTTGTCAATAATTCTTTGAAGTATTTAATCATCTTCTTCCTCTATGCTTGATAACAGAAAGTTACAGCGGACTCGCAAGCTCGCCGTTGAACATCCTATGTTCTCTTCTACCATCCCCAATCTTCAAATTTAGCCTTGCACCCTTGCGATTCCAGCCATGGTATCAATTTTTCCCTGAAGCAGTCAGGGCAAATATCAACATTGTACTTTTGCCCTGATCCACCCTCTGGGTAAGACGATCCATCTTTATACCTAACCTCAATTTCTATCTCAGATTCGGCAACCCCCCAAGCGGAAGTCTCCCAGTCACCATCCTTACCAACCTTTCCACAAAGGTCACATGCAACCTCATCAAGCACCAGTCTCTCTTCTACCGTCGCCTGTTTTGTTATGTATTTTCTCATCACACCCTCCTAAAATTTAAAGAGAACAAGCAAATTAAATGGACGCTTCGCGCCAGTTATTAATACTGTTATGCAGCAATATCCAAATCAATATCCAAATCAATATACTCAAGAGCTTCCCCGTAGTTAAAACCAGCGTCAAGAAGCTACGTAAACTCCTTTTTCAGCATCATAGCGTGTAACCTCATAATCCCCTTAGCCGTTATTCTCCAACCACTATGAGTAACTGACAGCCGCAGCCAATTGTCTTTATCAAGGGTTACTCTTATCCACAGTTTGTCGTGCTTATTTTGTTTTGTTACTTTTTCGTTATCTTCCAATTTTATCCAGCGGAACACCGGAGGTCAGTTGTTTTTCGTTACTTTCTGGCATCGTTCGTACTCCTTAATTTGTTGTTATTTCAGCGTGGCGTCAGCTGATTATGGTATTCTCTCTAGTACGTGCATTCGGAGCAAGAAAACAGGCGGTAGTCATTTTTAAGCAACTTCTTTCTTTTGACTTTAACCCCGCACTTGCACGTTTCTGCCCATGGTAAGCAAACGTGTTGTAGGTTGTCTATCCCCACACAAGGTATTTCTTTGTCCGTGACAGATCCATTACCCACACCAGTGTCCGGACTTTGCATAATATTCATTATAAGTCTACTGTAAAATTTTAAGAGAACAAGCAAATAAACGGCTGACCCGCTCACCCGCCTGATCTCCAGTTGTTGTTAATAGTTTTCACCACGCCTAAAGTTTCCGGTTTGCCAGTGGCGGGTAGGTTAATATAAAACGTTATCTTCTCTCATAAAATTCACAATTTTTGCATTGGTACATACCTGGCCATCTATCTCCAAAAGGCTCCATATCGTGATCCTCTGGGTTTCGACAATAAACATCATAGCTATAAGAGACACTGGTCATAAAATTAAATGTCTTGGCGCACTCAACACAGTCTTGTTCGTGGTCTCGCCCTTCTTCGTATCCGTAACCATCATCGTGGTCAATATCTTGCTCTGTCCCACAATATGGGCATTTTACGTCACTCATGGTTTACACCTTTTGCGCAGCATATCAAAAGCCTTTTCTTCGTCGTAATGTTCAGCAGTTATACACCTGTCTGCCTCAAAGTGGTTACTTTACCACTACTCCTTAATTTGGTGAGGGGTTATCGAAAAAACTTTATATCTCCATGTCCACCTGAGCCTCAACAACTCTTACATGGTCTGATTCACAAGAATATTCAGCATAGAATACCCATCCGACAATTTCCTCCTCTTTGTAGCAATCTGGGTGCTGGCAATATTCTTTTGCCATTCTTCTGGCTTCAGAAACGGCTTTTTTCTTACTAATAAAAGGGTGCACAGTTGTGTCACTGTGCCTGTCTTGGCATATTACAACGTAGCAAGGAACTCTAGCAAACTCGCTTCCATGCTGTTTTTTACAGCCACAAAATTGTGGCTGGCTCAAACATTTAGTACAAATTTCCATACTCCCCCCTATTTGTTTTTACTTTCATTACTACTCCTTAATTTGGTGGGCAGGAAGGGACTCGAACCCTCGACCTGCAACTTATGAGGATGCTGCTCTAACCGACTGAGCTACCTGCCCAATTTTTATAACCTAAAGTCCAACACTGTCTAGTAAAAACTCAGTGTTAAGTCCTCACACCGTGTCAGCCTTTGGTCATCTGTCTTAGATCCATCTTTATAAGATCATTTCTTTCCCCCGCTTATTACCCTGTTATACATCCAGCACCCATTCAAGCCAACTGTCGCTACCTCTTCTGTACTGCCGTGCCTTAACAGTGATAACCTCCAGAGTTGCTTGCCGTG